GCGTGAAGGTTCGCGTACCGACAGCGCTGGCGTTGGTCATGTTAAAGACCGGCGCGCCCACAAAAGTCAACTGGCCCACCGCACTAACCGACGGCACGTTGAGCAGCGTTGCCGCATCACCAGTCAGGTAGACCTGGCCGCCGCCAAATGTCAGTGTGCGCCCTGCCGTGGTGCCCGGCACCGACAAGATGCCGCAGGTCAGGCTGTAACCTGCCAGGTTCAGGGAGCCGTTGGTCAGTGTCAGCGTCCTGTTGCTGGCCATTGTCAGCGCGCCGCCCAGCGTGTATGACCCGTTGATGCCGTTGATTGTGACTGGGCAGCTTAGCTGCGTACCATTGGTGTTAATGGTAGCGGCCGCCGTTGCGCCCAATGTAATCGTACCCGTCCCGGTCCAGGCGCACCCTTGGGCAAGGTTCAGTGAACCCTTGATGTTCATAGGGCCCGTGCCCGAGAAAGCAACGGCGATACTGGTGGTCAGGCTGGCACAGTTCGCTGTGACGCCAAGACTAATCGTATTCCTGCCACCGTCAATGAACACGTCATCGGTGGCGATAGGGGCTACCGCAGGCGACCAATTGGTCGCAGTGCTCCAAGAACTGTTAGTTGCGCCTGTCCAGTAGACGTTCGGCATGTTAAGCCTCCGGGGCTGCGTTCATGGCGGCAAGCCAGGTGGTAAAGCGCGCCGACTGCATGGCCTGCAGGGCTTGCGGCGTCAGCGCGTCATGCTCCGCCTGGGGCAGCGTGATGCTGTCGCGCAGGGTGTACACCCCGTCGCTGACCGTAAACACGGTGGTCACCAGACGCGCGCCCTCGGTGGTAATTTCGAGCATGCGCGGGCCTTAGCGTTTGATCTGCAGGGCCGACGTGAAGCTGGTGGTGAACGTGCCGTTGGTGCTGGTCACGGCGGTAGTCGCCCCGGCGGCACCGAAATTCACATACGAGATGAGTTTGTCGGTGGCTGCTGTGCCGACTACCTGATAGATGATGGCCCCCACCGCGCTCAGTGACGCGGTTGTGAATGCCTGCGGGCTGCCAAACGTCACCGTGGCCATGTGGGCCACGGTGTCCAGTGCGACGGTACATGTCAGCGTGCCGCCCGTGCCGAGGGTGTAGGTGCCGCTGGTGGGGCACTCGCTGACCACGTTGGAGCGCACTGCCAAGGCGGCGCTGGCCAGCAGAGCATCCGTGGGCGGGGCGGTGACGAGCAGAAACTTGAACGTGCCGGTGCTGAAGTTGATGGCACCAGTTGCCAGGTGCTCGTAGAGTTTGTCAAAGTTGGTCGAGACGGTCATCGGTTTATTCCTGTTTGGTTAGGTGGCTGGGTGGCGGTGGTGGAGAAAGGTCAGACCTGGTTTGCGCCCATCGCGCTGTACGTTGCGCCGTCGAACCAGAAGTTGACGATCGCGCGCTTGTTGGCAATGCCCGACCAGGTCTGGCCAAACCAGACGAGATTGGCGGGCCAGGCGAATACCTGCGGGCTTGAAGCGCCGCTGGAGTCCACCAACAGCTGCAGGTGGCAGGGGCCGGGCGGGTTGATGAAGACGTAGGTGATCGCGCCGGTTGGCGTGGGCTGGCGCTGGTTTTGCGCGGCCGACCAGTTGAGCGTGATCTCGCCGGCCGAGGCAAAGCCTGCCAGCTCGGAGTAGAACGTGGCGGTTTTCAGGCCGCTCAGGGGCTCGTTGTTTCGCTGCAGTTGCGCCTCGGGGGTGTTGAGTAAGGCGAATGTCTGGACGACCTCGTCGAGCTTGATCTCGTAGGCTGCGACGGCTTCGGTGAGTGTGGTCATGGGGCCTTCTTAGTTGTTGCGGGGCAGGCGGCAAGAAAGTTGGCGGGCGTCATGCAAGGATCGCCCCGAAAGATTTCCAGGTGCCCGGCGTGCCTGCCGTGGTGCAAACCCAGCCGATGTTCCCGCCTGCAACGGGCGCGCCGACGTACAGCACGTCCCCCACCGCCCAGGTGCCGACCGTGGGTGCGAGAGTGGCCCCGTACATCACCTTGGCATTCCAGGTGTTGCCAAAGTCGTGGTTGACACTCTGGGCTCCGCCGCCGCCGACAAAGGCAGTCGTGACGCCAGCGCCGACCGAGTTGAACGCGAGCTTGGTGCGGATGCTGTCCTGCGGGTAAAACCCCCTGGACAACCCTGTGACGGCTTCGGCGTGGTTGCCGATGATGTGGGCGTCGGCCCAGTACCGGAAATAGTGCCCGTAGTCGCCTGCGCCTATGGCAGAGTTGTTGGTGTAGCTCAAGACGGCACCGCCAGCCGAAAGCGCCTGAATGTCAAAAGCCCAGGACGTGGCGCTCACCACCGTGTTGCCCATGACGGTGACGACCCCGACCAGGGTGGACTCGAAGGTGATGCCCTTGGTGGCAGTCTCCACCCGGTTGCCCGACAGGTTCAGGTGGGCCGACGAGTACGCGCCGCCCGTGCCGCGCACATAGATGCCGTTCAGCCCCACGCCGCCGATCATGTTGCCGGTGACATTGGCGTTGCGAAAGTTGCGCAGGTAGATGCCTTCCCCGAGAGTAGTGCCGAGCTGCACGTTCCAGGAGGTGACGACTTCGACCACGTTGTCAGCGATCAAGACATCGGCCACATAAAGCTGCGTGTTGGCGGTTCCCGTGACGGCCCCGGCATTGCCGACCACCCCGATGGCATAGCCGGCCGTGTTGCGCACGGTGTTGTTGCACACCGAGATGCGCCCCACCTGCTGCGCGTAGCTGTTGGGGCCGATGTTGATGCCCGGGTTCATGCCCGTGCCGTCAATCACATTGCCCATGATGTTGACCAGGTCGCAATTGGTTTTGCCCCGGATGGGCGTGCCTTGGCTTTCCTCGAACAAGTTGTTGACAATGCGCAGCTCTCGGCCCCGGGCGTAGGCGTCAATCACCCCGATGTCGTTGCCCGGCCGGCTGTCCGCCCGCTCACCCCGGCCGCAGCCGTAGAAGTAGTTACCGTCAATCAGCGCCCGCGCGCCGTCTGCATTGGTGGTGTTGGTGGCGAACGTGAGGCGGATGGCTGTGCGAGAGAACTGACCCGCAGCCAGCACGTTGTCAAATAAAAACGAGTTGCCGGTGATGGTGGCGTACACCTTGTCAGTCAGCACAATGTAGTCAGGGCCGTAGCCTGAAGGGGAAGCCACGTTGACGTTGCCCTGCGCCAGCCCGTAGCGGCCATTGATGAACCGGCAGTTCGTGACCGTCAATTCCTCCAGGCCGATGTCAGGCAAAGCGCCGTCGGCCGCAATGCAGCACTGCGAGGCGTCGACAAAGGTCACGTTGTCGCAGGTCACCGACAGCTTGGACGATGCCGAGCCCACCAGGTCGGCAAAGCGAATCAGGTAGCCGTAAGGCTGAAAGTCAATCTGGCTGGCCTCGTTGCCGTCGAGCTTGATGTCTCGGAACGTGATTTTCTTGCCGTGCGCGGTGAGAGAGAACAGCGCAGCGCTGGCCGATGACGGTGACGACGTGTCGGTGCTGGCTTTGCGTTTCACGACGGACGCATCGCCAGCGCCGTAAATCACCAAGTCGTAGGGGCACGACAGGCTGGTTGCTATCGCGGTCCCCGGGGGGAAGTACAGGCGGCCGGGGTTGCTGTTGATGGCGGCTTGAATCGCTACTGTGTCGTCCTGCACGCCGTTGACCAGTGCGCCCCAGCGCTTGACGGACACGTGCTCCAGGTTCACGGCGTCTTGCGTCTGGTACGCGTTGGCCCCCAGCCGAGAGGCTCCGGCCGGAGCCGCTAGATTGGCCGCCAAGGCGGCCGCCGAAGGAGAGATTAGCAAAGCCTGCGCCACCCGAAGGTCGGCAGCTTCTGCGTCTTTTTCGGAAAGGCTCGCCAGGAACTGCGACTGCGCGGCCGCTGCGCTGCGGGTCAACGCGTAGGCAGCAGCAATCTCTGCCGCTACTCGGTCATCGTCCGCTGACGCCGCATAGCCCTGCGCCGCGATCAGCGCCTGGGCCGCCGCGTCGAGCGCCGGGTAAGGCTCCTGCACCAAGATGTCATGCAGTCTGCAAGGGCTGTTGGGCACGCTGGCGGTTGTGTTCAGAAACTTCTTGCCGGTCAGCGGGTCGCTGGCCGAGACGGTGTAGAGCGAACCGGCCACCCCCAGCGCGTTGGGCCAGAGGTTCAAGACAGCGACGCCGCTGGCGTCAGCGATGGCCTCGACCAGCTCGGGCACAACAAAGCCGCCGTAGATCTCGGTCTGGTTGAGCTTGGCCTTGAAGCGCGCGCCTGCAACAGGGTTGCCGCTCTGGTCGTTGGCCGTGCAGGTGACGGCAACGGTAGGTGTGGTCATCGGTTCGTTCCTGATGGGTTAGACGGTCTGCGAGACGGTCCAGGTGACCCCGACGGTGTCTGCGGCCCCCTTGGTCTGCGCGGGGAAGGCGACGCGGTTGAGCATCACGCCGCCGGCAGCGGCGTTGAAGATGCCGAGCTCGCCGACGCTGCCCGTGGCCAGGCCCGGGGCGAACGTGGCAGAAAAAGTGGTGACCGCGCCGGCGGTGGTCGCGCTGAGCGCAACGCGCGCGGCCTCGGTGGTCAAGGCGGTGTTGGCGGCCAGGGCGGTGGCCGAGCCGCTGCCCATGGCCATGTGGCTCATCGCCGCGGGCGTGGCGCTGTCGGTCAAGCGCTGGGCAATCCAGGCCAAGCCAGTGTTGACGACCAGGTTGTCCAGGTGCAGCACGCGTGGCGCGCAGCCCGGGGCGGTGATCTCGATCAGCACCTGCCCGTCGTGGCGAACGCGCTCGGCGGTCATAGCCCGCCGTAGATCACGGCGCGCGACTTGTGGCGCGCCCGGTTTTTCTCGATCAGCGCCTGCGCGCAGTAGGCGCGGAACTGGGCGTCTTTCAGGGCGGCTTTGTTTTCGTCGCGCGTGTCGGCGTCTTGCTTGCCGTAGGCCAGCGCCTGCATATACAGCAGCAGCGCGCGGTGGTGCTGGGCGTCGATCTCGAGCGCTGCCGCGCTGGTGGCCGTGATGGTGCGCAGCGGCAGGCGGCCGATGACGAGCGAGGCGGTGTCGGCTACTTTCGGGATGCGCAGCCAGCGCAGCTTGTGCGGCTCCATGCCGACGACGACGGTGTCGACCGCGCCGACGGTGCGGTCCAGGCGGATGCCGGCGGTGTCGAGGTCCTCAAAGTTCACGATCTGCAGGCGGTGGGCGTCGGAGTCGCGCTGGACGCGCTCGATGACGAGGATGCGCGGGTCGATGTCGACAAAGTCCTCGCCCGGCGAGATGTCCAGAAAACACAGCGCCGAGCTGGCGTCGCGGATGCCCCGCGTCAGCCGGGCAAACATGGTCTGCGCCTCGTCAGCGTAGGTGGCGACTTCGCTTTCGCTCCAGAAGTACGGCGCGACGCTGTCGTCCGTGTCCAGCCGGAAAGCGTTGCGCAGCTCGGCCGCGTTCATTTAAGCAGCCTTGTCGGCTTGGAATTTTTGCCAGGCCGCGTCGCGCTCTTTGGCGTCGACAGCGGACCAGCCGAGCTGCTTGGCCAGCACGGCGGCGTGCGGCACGCCGGTGCCGGCGAAGTCCCCGCGCTTGCCGCGCAGAATGATCTTCTCGAACGCGGCGTTCAGGGCGGCTTCGCGCTCGGTGGGGACGGTGGGCTCGGCGTTGGTGTTGACGACGGGCTCGGGAATTTCTTCGGCCGGAACGATGCCTCGGGCAATCAGCTCGGCGTGCATCTGGGGCGGTGCGTAGGTGGGCTCGCCCTTCACGAATTCGACGCTGCGGCCGGAAACGGAGGAGACGGTCATGTTGCGCGGAGCGATGTAGTTCATGGGTTAGGCAGCGGTAGGGAGGGTTAGAAATGGGCAGGGCGCTTGTGGCACCCTGCCCTGCGGGTTCGCTGTTTAAGCGATCACGATTTCATTGGTGCGGCCGTCGACCGAGTAGTCCACGCGCAGGCGGACTTTGCCGGCGGTTGCGTTGGCGACCGTGTAGGCCAGCGTCATGCGCAGGTTCTGGCCGCCGTTGCTGATCAGCGGCGAGGTCAGCGACAGCGCGGTGCGGCCGGCGGTCTTGAGGTCAATGGCCGAGGCCAGTGCCGTCAGCGAGCCGGCAATGCCCAGCGACAAGGTGGCAGCGGTCGGGCCGGCAAAAGCCGTCTCGACGATCACCGCGCCGCCGATGATCACGGCGCCGGTAGGCATCGGGACGCAGTCGAACGTGATGGTGTTGGCGACCGGGCCGTTGAGCGCGGGCTCGAGCGGGTCGGTCGAAGTGGCAGGAGTTGCGCCAAAGGTCTTCTTTGCGCCGTCAGCAGAGTCAACGACAAACTCGTTGAAGTTGGCAGCGAACTCGGAGACCATCAGGTACTGAGTGGTGCGGGTAGCAAATTTTTTCATGGTGTTCTTTCTGGGAGGTCAGACGCGGCGCTAGGCCGCGTCAGGTCTCAATTACTGGGCGACGTAGCAGCTGATCACGCCGAAGTCTTCGACCGCGCCACCTTCGTAGATGTTGCCGAACTTGGGCTTGAGGAAACCCAGGATCTTGCCGATGGCGATGGCTTGCGAGTTCTTGAAGTCGAAGTCTTCTTCGTTCCACTCGGGCGCGCCGAGGTCGGCCATGCCCAGCGCCTGTGCGCCGCAGAACAAGACCTGGCAGCCGTCAACCGTGCCCGATGCGCCGTACTTGCCAGAAGCCAGGCCGCTGGTGTTAGGGACGTGGCGAAACTCGTGCAGGTAGATGCCGTCGATCTTCACCGAGTCGCCGCTGAACAGCTTGTCGTTGACGCCCGAGTTCTGGCTGTAGCGCAAGTTGGCGTTGTAGTCCGGGTCTTGCTTCAGCTTGGCCATCGCTTGTGGGGTCAGGAAGGCGTGGAACGTTTCCTGGCCGCCTTCGCCGCCGACACCGCGGATGTAGCGGTCCTTGGCATAGGCCTTGAGCTGAACAAACATTTTCCAACCAGGAAAGTCGGTGGCGGTCACGCCGGCGGAGGTGTTGTTGCCGGTCTGGCTCGACTTGAGCACGCCAGCGGTGCTGTCCCAGCGCGTCATGCGGCGGGTCGACGGGGCTGTGATGTCAGCTGCAAATTCGAGGTACTGCAGGTCCGAGCCGACGCGGCTTGAGCCGTTGGGCTTGAACTGGAAACCGATGCCGGCCAGCGTCTGGAATGCCATCTGGTCGATGCGGTCGGCCAGCCAGTAGGACAGGACGTTTTTGGAGTTGTCGCGGAAGCTGACGACCGACTTCTGGTCGGCCATCTTGCCTTCGTGGCGGTTTGCGTGGCGCAGCTGGTCGATACGGATGACTTGCTCGAACGTCTGCATGCCCTCTTCGTTGCCGACCAAGGTGCGGTCGCCGGCGACGCCGTCGCCTTGGAGGTCGGCCAGCAGCGTGAGAACGGCGCGTGCGCCTTTTTCACTGGTCTTCAGATCCGTGATGTGCTGGATCATCGCGTTGGTGCCGTTGCCCAAAAACTTATTGATAAAGGATTGGTTGCGGGCGTTTTTCCACAGGTCCATGGACCAGATGGTTTTTTGCTCGTTGCTGAGCAGTGCAAAGTTCGTGAGTGCCATGTGGCATTCCCTTTCGTGATGACATAAACAACTGGCCTTTCAGCCCCTTGCCGCATGTCGTCGCGACTGACGAAATTTGTGACCGTATCGTGGTTCTAACGTGGTTGCATTCTAATCTAAATTAGATGTTCGATGTTGGGATGTGCAAAAGCCGCCCGGAGGCGGCTTTGTTTCAGGTGCGCGGGGTCAGTCCCTGGACAACTGCTCTTTGAGGGCATAACCTATGAGCGGCCAGATTTTTTGCTCTGCGTTTTGGCGGGCAATCTTTCGGCCAATCTCGGCATCGAAGTTCTCCGGGCTGGCGCAGGCCGATTCGCCGGTGACGGTGAAGCCGTTTCTCAGCACCAGGACGCAGAAGGTCAGGAGCTTGAGGCTGTTGAGTACGGCTGCCCGTCCTTCGTGTGCATCTTCCTGGGCCTGCTGGTCGCCTTGCGCCGCCGTGAAATACACCGCGCTAACGATGTTGGCCTGCAAGTCGGCAGGCGTCACGCGCGGGGCGGTCTTGCCTTTGGCCTGGATCTCGCGCTCGATGGCGTTGTCAGAGGTGTCGGGGGAGGAGATGTTGTGCATGGCCGGTCCTTACAGCGTGTCGCCGCGCATCTTGGCCAGCGCCGCGTCGCTCAGGCCAGCGAACTCTTTCTGGCTCATCTTCATGACCGCTGCCGCGTCAAACTCGCCGCCGCCCAGCTTGTCGCTGTCCAGACCGGCTTTGCCCAGCAACGCCGGGGTCTTGTTTGTCGCGGCCACGGCCTTGGCGACCGCAGCGGCTTTGCGCTCAGCGCCCACGTCTTTTTCGGCCGCACGCGGGGTGACGGTGGTGGCGCGCTGCTGCGCCGTGGTCTCCGCGCCGATCACGGCCTCGACGGCGTCCTGCAGCGCAGCGACCGGGGTCATGCCGTCGGCCTGGTTGGCGCGCGACAGGCGGGCGACACGGTTCATGACCTTTTCGTTGTAGCTTTCATGGTCCGGGTTGAGCTCGGGGAACGCGGTCTCGATGCGGGTCAGCGCAGTCTCGTAGCGAGCGGTCTCGGTCGCCTGCTGGGAGGCGGCGCGGATCTTGAGCTCGGCGCGGGTGTCGGCCATGTAGCGCTCGGCGGCGCGAATCTTGGCCATGACCGCTGTGGCCTGCTTGATCTCGCCGTCGGTCAACAGGTTGGCGTACTCGTCTTCGAGCTTGAGCACGTCGGCTTCGATGGCGGCGAACTCGGCCGTGGCGTCGACGTTGGAGGCAGCCAGGTTGCCGCGCTGCTTGAGCTGGGCGACCTCGGCGGCCAGGGCGGCGGTCTTGGCGCGCTCTTTCTCCAAGATCTCTTTGTGCCGGGCCTGCGGGATGCGGGTGTCTTTGGCGGGCTTGTCGGTGTCGGTCTTGTCGGCCTCGAGCTCGGCCTCGAGCTCGGCTTCGAGTTCCTGGACAGCCGGCTCGTCCTTGACTACCTCGGGCTCAGGGGTCAGCGCGACTTCGGGCTCGAGCAGGTCGCCACGGTCGGCGGTGTCCGTGCCGCCGGAATCAAGGGCGTCGTTCAGCAGGCGATAGATGTTGCGGATGATCATGCGGTTCTCTTGAGGTTGTGATTAATCGAACTTAGACTTTAGATTTTACAGCCGCAGGCGGCTTGGCAGCGGCCTGTGCGGCCTGCTGGGCGGCCTGCACGCGCGCGTCCATGCGCTTTTGCTGCATGTCCTGCTGCTGCAGGGCCATCTTGTCCTGGGCCTCCTGCTGCTTGCGCTGGTGCTCCATCATGTCCATCTTCTGCTTGTGCGCAAACTCGCGCTCGGCCATGTCGGCCTCGTGTTCGGCCTGGGCCTGCTCGAGCTCGGGGTTGCCTTGCGGCCCCGCCGGCGCGGCGATCGGCGTGCTGGACAGCACCTGCGCCTTGACCGTCGTCTCCTGGGCCTTGGCCTGCTTGAGCCCGGTGTCGGCTTGTTTCTGTGTCGCTTCGGCCTCGGCCTTGGCGACTTCCGCTTCCTGGCCGCGCTGCTGCAAGGCTTTGGCAGCCATGGCCTCGGGGCTGGTCTGGTCGCCGGCCATCTGCTTCAAGATGTCCTTCTTGTTCGTCAGGCGCGAGCTGTCGATCAGCACGCTGTCAGGCAGCTGCACGCCTGCTTCCTTGAGCGCCATGGCCTGCTCGAATTGCGAATCTTCCAGTGTCTCGCGGCGCGGCACGGAACTGACAACGACGTCGTACTCGCCAATCATCAAGTCGTTGATGGTCGCTTGGTACGGATTTTCGGCTGTCTCTTCGCCCGTCTCGGGCTCGGGGTTGGGCTGGTTGACGC